GAATGAAACCTGAAGAAATTAAACAGGAACAGAAAAAACTAGGAGAGTTTTTTGAAGAACGCTCCGAAAGGGTTAAAGAAGGGAAAGCGACAGAAAAGGATATTCGGGATACCGAGATTTTCATGAAAGAATTTTTAAATCCTTACAAAAATGCAAAGTCAGCTGCCTTCCATTTTGGGGTTGGAACAATAGTCGGCGCAATAGAAAATGAATTTGGTTATCATATTCCAAGGAATTGGCTATATGGAGCAGCTACATTAGCAGGAAGGCCCACAAGACAAATTGGCCGAGGACTTGGATTCAGCGTAGGTCATTCATTTGTAAATTTCATTTATGATAAAGCTGAAGGAAGTAAGCTAAAATCACTGAGGAAAAACCCTAATGAATATTCGAAATATATCCAAAGCCTTAGAAAAAGATATGGCCCAGAGAGAATTAATAATATGATTGAATATTCTAAGACGTGATTTTGATAAAAGCATCAATAAGAAAAAACATAAGAGCAGTTCCCATAGTATAAAAAATTCCAATGTGCTTATTTTGCATGACCAATCTCCGTATTTACTGCTAATTCAAGTGGCATAATTTTTTGCATAATTAAAACCGTTTCTATTCGAGTTAATCGAGTGTTAGTTGAAATATAACAGCCGATAATGACAGTACTTAAGGCAACTACAACAGCGCCTGCTGCCCAAAAAAGATGCCAATCCATTTTCTTTTGATCCATAATTATACATCCTGTCCAATTTGTTTTTTGTTCGGTTTTATCGGCATTCCCATCATCGCCAAAACAGTTTCTACTACAGTTAGTCGACTTTCAATATTTACTAAACGATCATCAATTTTAGTGAATCTATGAAGAATCCATCCAAATCCAGCAATCATAGGAACCAAAATACTCACTATAATGACTATGGTGTTATAATTTTCCATAAACCTTCTCCATTTCGTATGCTATTTCTTGTTCTTTCGTTATCGTTAATCTTTTCGTCATGTATTCATCTACCTCTTCGTAGGTAGGATCTCTGCCTAATTCGATACTCAGTTCCTCTTCAAAATGAAGATAGAGATCGTCAATCACTCGTGATGCGCCTTTTCATGATATGGTGTAAACCAGTCAGCTAGTCTCAAGGTGGTCTCAATTGCAGTTAATCGATTTCCATGATTGTCTAGTTTATGGTGTACTTCCTTCAGTGATTCTTTAATTTCTGATTGACCTGAACTTAAATGTTCTATAGATTTTAAAACTTTGCCAGCTCTAAGAAAAAGACCTAAAAAAGTTCCAATTACTCCTAAAGCAGCAATTATCATATAGGTTGTTTTTATCCAATCCGCTGCGGTCATTACAATTTCCATAAACATATCCTTTTCTCCGAAAATCATACCTTATCACGCCAATTTTTCCTAGTCACAAACTTTCTTTCATTCAATTAATCTTTTGACAAACATCTCCTCCGTTGTTAGTGTAAAGTAAAATCTTAACCATATGGCGGAGGGATTATGCCACAAAGGCTAGCACCACAGGCTGAGACACTTTCAGGGTCGCCACAGCCGAATTTCATAGGATATCAACCAGCACCTATTATTTCTAAAAGGAATCCAGGATCATCAGATACTGGCTATCCATTAGGGATACAATGGGTCAACAAGGTTGGAAATACAGTTTATACTTTATCTTCAGTAGCTGCTGGAGCTGCGGCTTGGCAAGCTCTTAGTTCGAGCACAAGCTCATTAGCTACATTAACCGGTAATAGCGGAGGCGCTCTTTCCCCAACTGCATCCAACATCAATATCGTTGGTTCTGGCGGAGTTTCTGTTGCTGGTGCTGGAAGCACATTGACGATTTCTTTGACTGGCGGTAGCGCACCGATTGAAACGATTGTTGCTGATAGCGGATCTTTGGTTCCAAGTGGTGGATCAGTCAATGCTTTTGGTACTGCAAATCAAGTTACTACAGCAGGATCTGGTCATACATTAACCCTCTCTATTCCTACTACCTTCATCGCACCAGGAACAATTGCTTCAACAACAACCTTGACAGCAGGATCGTCACTTGCGGTCACAACATCAGCAACAGTTGGAACGACTTTAGGTGTAACTGGCACATCAACCCTTGCTGGTCTAACTCAAGTTGGAACGGCTCAGTTGAACGTTACAGGTAATGCTGCAACAACAATTGGTAATACTTCTGGATCAGGATCAGTAACTATAAATGCCCCTTCCGGCAACTTAGCTTTAACTGGCAATGGAAATACAATTGATATTGGAACTGATGCAGCTGCAAACACAATCGTAATTGGGAACACAACCAGCACCACAGGCGTCACAGTGTCCGTCGGCACTGGCAATTTCTCCTTAGATGGCGTTGCAACTTCAACTTATACTTTTGCCCCTTCAACCACTTCAGGAACCATCAACTTTGGTGGGACTGGAGCCAATACCGGCACTATCACTATCGCTGGCGGAACAGGCGCTCAAGAGATTGACATTGCAAGCTCCACGGGTGGCAAGACTGTCAAAATTGCAAACGGTGCAGGTGCCAACCTAGTAACGATAGGATCTGCGACCACAACATCAGCTCTTACGCTTCTTACAGGTACAGGAAATTTCAGCCTTAACGGTGCTGCAACCTCTACCTATACATTCGCCCCAAGTACAACATCAGGAACCATTAACTTTGGTGGCACTGGAGCTAACACGGGAACAATGACAATTGCAGGTGGAACAGGAGCTCAAACTGTCAACATTGCTAACTCAACTGGCGGAAAAACTGTCGCTATCGCTACCGGGGCCGGCGCTAACTTAGTCAGCATCGGAAGCAATAATGGAGCCTCTTCTCTTACATTACTAAATGGAACAGGCAACTTCTCATTAGATGGTAACGCCGCATCTACTTATGCAATTGGTGCTTCTACTACTACAGGTACCATCACAATCGGTGGCACTGCTCAAACAGGTACGCTGACATTAGGTTCTAGCTCAGGAACTAACATTGTTGCAATTGCCGCTGGTGCGGGCGCAAGTACAGTTAACATCGCCAACGCTCAAGTAGCAGGTGCTGTCAATATCGGCGCAGCAATGACAACAGGAACTATTGCAATTGGCGGTGGTCAAACATCAGGCACAATCACAATCGGTGGTGGTGTTCAAACAGGAACTGTCACAATAGCTGGTGGTACTGGTGTCCAAGCAGTCAACATTGCGAATAGTACTGGTGTAAAAACGGTACAAATCGCAACAGGCGCTGCTGCGAACGTTGTCACAGTGGGATCTACAAATGGAGCTGCTTCTACAACGATCAACGCTGGATCTGGTGGAATTGTTCTTGCTGGAAACCTGAAGCTCTCTTCAAGTGGCCCTCAAATTCTATTTGGTGCAGGAGCCCCTACTGCGGTAACTGCTCCTCAAGGTTCACTCTATTTGAATACTACAGGCAACTCAGTAGCAACAAGAGCTTATATTAACACAGATAGTGGCACGACTTGGACCGCTATAACAACAGTTGGCTAACGGAGACATATGGCTTTCGGCACAAGAGTACAGTTTAATCCCATCGGGACAGTTGCTTTCGGGTCAATCACAGGCAGTTATACTGCACTTGGCGCGCCAATGCCTGGACATGCCCGGATAATTCGATTTTCCAATGACACGAATGAAGACGTCTTAATTTCTGCGGATGGCGTCACTGACAACCTAAGATTAGCTGCGAATAGCTTTGTTCTATTTGATTTCAGCACAAATCGGATTCAAGATGATGGATTGTTCGTAGAAAAAGGCGTCCAATTTTATGTTAAGTATGTATTAGCACCTGGTTCTGGAGCTGTATGGATTGAGGTAATCACCGCTACCGGGGGTGTCTAGTGTCCCAAAGCGGTGTATTAAGTGTAGTCACAGGTGGCGGCCCTGTCATTGAAACGCTCACAGGAAATAGCGGTGGTCCAGTAGGGCCAGATGGTGCATTCAATATAAACGTTGTCGGAAATAATTCCAGTGGGATTAACATTGTTGGCAATCCTGGCACTAACACTTTAACAGTAACCGCTTTTCAGTCTACAACTTCTCAAGAAGGGACTGTCACATTAGCCACAAATGCTCAGGCTATTGCTGGAACAAACACTGCAAATGCTATCACACCATCTAATCTCACTGCAAAATTAGGAACTCAAACTGCTCATAGTTTGGCTGTTTTTGAGGGATCAACAGCTGCATTAACAGCTCTTGGTGCAGCTACAAATGGACAGCTTCCTATTGGATCAACTGGCGCCGATCCTGTTTTAGCAAATATCACTTCATCTGGCGGAACTATAACGATTACCAATGGCGCTGGAACAATTAATCTTGATGTAACAGCTGGTACTGGTGTTGTTGAAACTCTTACAGGAAATTCCGGCGGAGCTCTTAGTCCGACAGCTGGAAATATCAATACTCTCGGCACAGGAAGTATTACCATTGCTGGGGCTGGAAGTACTCTTACAAGCCAACTTACAGGGCTTACAAATCACAACGTTCTGGTCGGTGCAGGAACTGCAACTATCACTAAAGTTGCACCATCTGCAACAAGTGGCGTACCCTTAATTTCTCAAGGGGCCGCTGCTGATCCTATATTCGGAACGGCTGTTGTTGCTGGAGGAGGTACAGGTCAGACTACTTTAACCAATCATGGTGTTTTAGTTGGTGCCACAACAGCTGCTATTACTCAATTATCTGTAGGATCTAATGGTCAGGTGTTGATCGGAGCTACGGCTGCTGATCCAGCATTTGCCACTTTAACATCTTCTGATAGTTCAATTTCATTTACAACAGGTGCCAACACACTTTCATTGCAGGTAGCAGGCGGAAGTTCGGTTATTAAGACAATAACCGGGAATACAGGCGGCGCAGAATCACCGTCTTCTGGAAATTTTAACATATTAGGGACTGGAAGCATTACTGTTGCTGGTACAGCCAATACAGAGACTGTGCAATTAACAGGAATTACTAATCATGCAATTCAGATAGGTGCTGGAACGGCCACTCTTACTCAATTGGGTGCTGGAACAACTGGTCAAATTTTACAAACGAATACTACAGCTGATCCTACTTGGTCAACGGCAACTTATCCTTCGACAACAACAGTAAGCCAAATTTTATATTCATCATCTACTAACGTTGTTGCTGGTTTATCCACAGCGAATAATGGAGTCTTAATAACTTCAAATACTGGCGTTCCGTCTATATTAGCAGCTGGGACTACAGGTCAAATCTTAACTGCAACAACCGGAGCACCCCCTAGTTGGGCAAGTCCAGCAACTTCAGGAACAGTAACTTCAGTATCTGTAGCAACAGCAAATGGATTCGCAGGTACAGTTGCCAATGCCACCACCACTCCAGCTATTACTCTAACTACATCTCAAACTGGCCTTTTATCAGGAAATGGGACGGCAATAACTGGGACAGCCATTACTCAATATAATGTTCTGACAGCAGGAGCTTCTAATGCCCCCAATAATGTAGCTCCGAGCGCAACAAGCGGAGTTCCGTTAATATCACAAGGCTCTTCAGCACAACCTATTTTTGGGACTGCTGTTGTTGCTGGAGGAGGTACAGGCGCGACAACGTTAACTGGTTACGTCTATGGAAATGGGACAAGCGCTATGACAGCAAGTGCTACTATTCCAACGACAGCGATTTTGGGAGCGACTACTGGAACTACACCAGCAGCAGGTTATCTTGGGGAAACGATTAGAGGCTATAATGGCTCTGGAGTAAGTCTTAGTACCACAGTCATAGGAAACATTACATCAATTGCTCTTACAGCTGGTGTTTGGGATGTTTCTTGTGTTGCATATATAGTATTCAGCGTTACAGCCACAGTGGTTTCTCTCGGGATTGGTACCGCAAATAATAGTTTTCTAGGAATTGGAGGAGACAATTTAGTTCAATTCGCTCTTACAACTAGTCTATTTAGCCCGTCAATTCCATCGTTCCGTGTAAATATAAGTTCACCTGCCACGTATTATTTGAATTCTCAAAACACCTTCGCAACCGGGACATGCACTGCTTACGGAAGAATATCAGCAACGAGGGTAGGGTAATGCCATATATCAATCTTAGCACTCTAACTTATCCTGCAACTAATGCATTCCCAGGAGGAATTTGGGAAGATACTCGCAATCCTACCTCCAATGATTATCGTAATTTTCATATCGGTGTAACTTGGATTAATTTCATGAACAAATCTGTTTGGTTCATGGTTGATAAAACTGCGACATCAGGAACATGGGTTCAAGCAGCTATTAATGCATCAGGAATTTTAGATATTACTGGAAATTCAGGGGGCGCAGTAGGCCCTGATGGTTCAAATAACATTAATCTTTTGGGATCAGGAACCTTATCAATTGCTGGAAATCCTGGCACAAATACTTTGACAATTTCTCAGAATGGCACCGTTGCTACATCTTATGTTGAAGACGCAGGTAGTGCTATTCCGTCTGGTGGAATTCTCAATATCTTAGGAGGGATGGGGATTGCTACTTCTGGAGCTGGTTCGACTGTTACTATTAATGCAGCTTCTAGCGTTCCTTTAACATTTGTAGAAGATTCTGGTTCCGCGGTTCCAGCTTCTAATAGCCTAACAGTTCATGGTACGGCTGGAATTACAACTTCAGGTTCAGGCCATACAGTAACCATCACAGCTGGTGGAACCATTGCCACAACGTATAATGAAGATGCTGGATCAGCAACTCCTTCAGCAAATGCTTTATCAATTGTTGGAGCAGGAGGCATAACGACGTCAGGAGCTGGTCAAACAGTAACTATCACAGCTGGTGCCACCATCCCAACAACATTTACAGAGAATTCAGGCACTGCTACTCCTTCAGGAAATAATCTTAATATTTTAGGAGCTAGTGGAATTACGACTTCTGGAGCTGGTTCAACTGTTACAATAACTCCGGGAGGAACTCTTGCTACTCTATATACTGAAGATACTGGAACAGCAGTTCCTTCTGGAAATAATCTAAACATAAAAGGCGGTACAGGGATTGCAACTTCTGGAGCTGGTTCGACGGTAACCGTTGCCACATCAGGAATTATAGCTTCAGAATATGATGAAGATGCTGGATCAGCTGTGCCCTCATTAGGAAAGCTTAAAATTGTTGGTGGTACGGGTATATCTACTTCTGGAGCTGGCAACACTGTAACCATTACTAATACTTCAGCCTCTGCTCTGACTTTTAATGAAGATAGTGGAACTGCAACTCCAGCAGCTGGTGTAATAATAATACGTGGAGGATCAGGAATATCAACATCTGGCGCAGGTAATACAGTTACAATTACTTCAAATTCTCCTTTTGCGACAGGGTCATTTACTCCTGTTTTAACCTTTGGTGGAAGTTCAACAGGTATAACTTATGCCTCCCAGTCAGGAACATATTGGACAATCAACAGTTTGGTTTTCTTCCAGATTAACATCACATTGAACAATGTTGGCTCTTCTGTAGGAGCTGCTGTTGTAACAGGACTTCCATTTACTGTTGCAATAGGAAATAACTGTTTGATGGCAGTCACGAACATCACGAATAGTGCAGGACATACAGTATGCGTTGGTGAAATTGATATTACGACTACGCACATAACATTAGTTGAAAACGGAAGTGGAGTTGGCGCTGCTCAGCTCCAAAATACAGCTTTTAGTAATACCAGTTCATTTTTGTTAACAGGTTTTTACGGAAAATGACAGCTTTAACCATCATTCCTATCGGATTCATTCTAGCTTATCTGACCCATCTGTCTCTTTGCGTTCTCGATATTTCCTAATCGAAGCCTTGAGCACATTTATTTGTTCTTCTTCTTCTGTATGAATCAAAATCCTAGGAGCTATTTGCTTATGAATATCCTCTATGAAGTCGATGGCCAACTTCCTTGATACCTCGTCAGCCATTTCGGGAGCAAAAACTTTACACCACAACGCCCAAATGAAGATACTATTCTCAATCTTTTCGTATGCGAATTCAAGCATATCCTCCGGGTCTTCAAAACAAGTGCGTGAAAATTCTTCAAGATCGGAGTTTTCGGACATTTTGGCCTCTGATACATTGGATACCTTACGTTGGGATTTTCATCAATCTATACCATTATTCCCATCAGCTTCAAGTGGCTTTTACATGTTTCAATGAATTCGAATTCTGTAACATATTGCCGGGCATCGAAGAGATGACTCGAAAATCCCATGTAATTTGAGGAAATATATATTTTACCTTCTTTGATGTAGGGAAATAAGATTTTTTCCATAGATAGCATCCATGTTCGATTTTCTGCCTCTATCTCACCTGGAGATTTTTCTCCACAGCCTACAATTGGCGTTTTAGCTTTTGTTAAAGCAGGTTTAGTCTTTTCGTCTCTAAGCCATTTTTGGAGCACTGTTGCATGACAAGCATATTGTTTAAACCTTTTTGGATTTATATCTGCATATTCATCAAGTCGTTCCATCATCTCCTCGACTTTCTCAATTCCATAAGTTCCAAGAAGGGAAGCAAACTTCCCCTCATTTATCCGAAGTCTTTTGAAGTTCATAAAAGTGGGCGCGGGCGCTTGCGCCTCCTCTCTCTTTTCTTCTGTATTACTATATGTATTAATATATGGCTCATTTTTGAGCTCACGTCGGCTCATTTTTGAGCTCACGTCGGCTCGTTTTTGAGCCTTCGTAGAATATTTTTGAATTTCTGGGGAAATCCAAATTTTTCTTGATCGTTGCATCCCTTCAATTATGATCTCAATTTTAATGAAGTTCTGCTCTTTCAGGGATGTAAGCCAGCGTTTAACTGTGCTTATGTCAACGTTATATAAATTAGCAAAATGAGAATTCCCGGCCCAACAAAAACCTTCAATAGAGCAAAGAGCTGTTAGCTCACCATATAGCAACTTTGCATTGGGTTCGAGCTCCTTACAATATCTAACATGAGCTGGTATGATTGCATAAAAAGAGGGCAGTTGCACAGAGTTCGTTTCCATAAATTCTCCTGATTTTGGAACAGGAGCCCGGCACAAACTTTTTCTTTGAAGAAATTTCCCTTTTGGGATATCTTGAAGTTTAGTAAGATCTTAGACACGCAACGCATCTTAGTCTTTTAGGGGGTCCTTTGCCGGGCCCCTTTGCTTTTCTAAACACCATCCTAGCGAACCAACCAAAATCTTGTCTATGCATGTTTTTAAATGTAAATTAGACTTGAACAATTAAAAATTTCTCCCTAAGATATTAAGTGCTAACAAATCGCGGAGGCATTATGAATGATAATCTTGAAACCAAAATTAAAACATATAACGAGAAGTCTTTTCAACATGCGCAAAACTGGAAGAAAATTCGTGCGCTAGTCAATTAT